ACTTTATCACCGACTGACCCAGACAGATCCAGTCCGATCAAGAATGCATTCCCTGACAGTGACACCACCGCACCTGTTTCACCATCAATCAGTGTCCATGCCACCGCTGAATCTGATCCTGCAAGGCTGGTCAGCAGTTCATCAAAGTCTGTTTCAGATGCACCCACTGTCCCCCTTGTGACCATTGCGGAAAAGCTGATATTATATTCTTTCATATCCACCAGCTTTTCTTTCCATCCATCACTGTCCAGACTGCTGATGTCAATCACTTCCTTGTTTATTGAAAGGCTGTAATCCGTACACCTTGCAATGGTGTCAGTGCCAATTTTCAAAACAAGTTCTTTTGTTAATACAGGTGTTGTTGCCATTTTATTGTCCTTTTTTTAGTTTGTATCAAAAATTACACGATATCTTAATGTTTTCATGTACTGTTCTTTTTCCAGATCTGGTGTGTTTGTGTCGCCTTCCAGCACAAGATCCCTGATGGTGCTGGATGAATAATCATCCAAAAGTGTTCTGACAGCTGTTTCAATTGTTTCAATTGTCACTGTGTTTGGTGATATCAGTGTCAGATATAAGCTGAATATTTCCAGAACATTGTCCTGATCCAGCGAATGTTCACCATTTTCCCTGTTGTAAGTGACCAGGATCCCTGATGCAGTCTGGTCAAAATTATCATCCAGCTTGTGTCCAAATACATTGGATCCCACTGCCGCAATCACATCAGCATCATCCTTGATCAGTGAAAATATTTCAGTTCCAAAACTCATAATTTCGCAATTTTTTTATTTGTCTGATCCAGTTTCCGCTGCATATACTTCTGAAGTTCTGTTCCATATTCACTGTTTAACAGTGTTATATATTGCTCAATGGATCCATCCACCATCCTTGTGATGATGGGATTCGCCCTGATCCTTCCCCTGTTATATGTTGGTGTTTTTCCGCCTGACCTTTTATATTTTACCCTTGATTTTGCCCTTGTTTTTCTTTCTTTTGTCCCAAATTCCAGAAATCTTAAATACCAAGCATCAGACATTGCACCGATCCAGATTGCATTTTTGTTTCCCCTGACATTCTTAACACCGATTCCCTTTTTTGTTTCATTGGAATATGGAATCGCTGCCTTCATGTCCTTGACAATGGTCTGCCTTGCCACTGATTTGTGAACATTGCGGATGATAGTTTCCCTGAGCTGGTCATCCATCTGGTCAAGTGCTTTATATATTTCTTGCCACCCTTCAATGTCAATTTTATGTCCTGCTTTTGCTTCCATCAATCTGCTTCAAATACTATTGTTCTAAGTCTCATGCCATCATCCCTTCCCAGTATTTCAATGTGTGTAATCTTGTAATATTCAGACTTATATTTCACCCTGCAATTATAATCCACCCTTGAATCATATCTTATGGTGAACACTGCATCAGAATAAGCAATTTCACCTTCATTTTCATATCTGGTGGATCCGCCCTGATATGTGACTGTCGCCCATGTTTTTTTCAGCGTGGTGAATGTCTCCACTGGTGTCCCCAGATCATTCTTTGCGGATGTTTCCTTCTCAATTGTTATCCTTCTGTTCAGCCTGTATGTCTGCATGGTCTTATGTTGTTCTGAAATAAGTCATCCGATACGGTTTATAATAGTTCAGAATCATTTCAAATGTCCTGTTGTTTTGCATTGACAGCGTATATGAACCCCTTTCAGTGGAATATAAGTCATCCACCTTGATCAGAATTGCCCTTCTGATAGGTTCTGGACAGGATCCTTGTGCATAACCAGCCTTGAATGTCACTTCCAGAACATCAACATCAATATAATTATCCAGTTCAATTTCAAAGTGATCATCATATATCCTGACATGATCCTGATCATATTCAGTCCCATCACCATCCTTGACAGATGTCACTGATATGAAATTCCCTTCAGGAACATTGATCACATCACCAGCAAAGTCATATATTGTGAAAACAACATCAGTTTCAGCAATTGATTTTTCAATGTAATTTTCAGCGATTTCAAGTGCTGCTTGAATCAGCTGATTTACAAGATCATCATCATATGTTTCATCTGAATCAATTTTCAGCTGCATCTTTGCATCATCCAATGATATATGATATATATTTCTGGTCTTTTGAATCATGGTTCCTTATTTTTAAAGAAAGGGACAGGGATGGTTCCGCTGTCCCTTTCAAAATCACACTATCAGGAAAAAAAGATCTTATGCCACTGTGACATTCCTTATGGATGCCACCGCATAAGGATTTGTGTCCACTGCTGCCATTCTGCTGAAGGTGATCTTCACATATCCATCATCAGATGCTGAATATGGATCCACAAGGATCTGGACACCGCCCCATGTGCCGACAAACGTCTGCTTCATGTCACCATATATAATGTCATACTTGTTAGTGTCATGCACTGCAAGAAATCCAGTCCCGAATGCAGGGATCCCAGTGATTTTGCCTTCATTCGCACCTGTCAGCAGATCAAGAATCATTCTGGAATCAGTGGATGATGCCCTGACAGTGGCTGCCAGTTTATAGAAAACTTCTTTTGACATCACAAATCCTTCATTGACAAACTGATCACCATCCAGTTCAGCCAACATTGACAGAACAACTGACCATGTAAGTGCAGCAGCTGTGTCTGATGTTGCATATCCAGTCATGACATTTGCTGCCACTGCATCATCCACCAGTGCATTCCCAATTCCCCTTTCAACTGCTGCAATCATGTCAGCAGTCACCTGATTCATCAAGGCTGATGCAGACAGATATTCCTGTGTGAATTTCTGCCATCCCTGAAATCTTGCTGGTGTCAGTGTTCCTTTGCTGTCTGTTGGAACCGACTGACTGGCTGTTCCTTCTTCAGCTACCTTTGCAGCTGTGTGACCCTGACTGAATGGAAGATCAAGGATCCCAGGGGGAAGATTTTCAAAGACTGTTGCCCCGAATTTCTTATACAAGGGATCTGGAACCACCACACCCAGACCACCAACATCAGTCTTTATATGTCCAGCAGATGCACCTGTGGTTTTGGTTTCCTCATTTGCTCTTTTGATAAGCATGGAAGGGATATAAAGATTTCCCACTACACCATTCAATCCCCTTAGTTCGTTTTCAGCTTCCTGATGCATTTCAGCTTCCAGTCCTGTCAGGTGTCCTTTCCTTGCTTCAAGGATTGCTTTCCCCAGATCAAACCTTTTTTCAATCTTCTTTTCTTCTGGTTCCTTGCTCTGTGCTGTTCGCTTGTTCAGTTCCAGCTGTCTTTCCAGCCTTTCAATTTCAGCATCAATTTCTTCCACCCTGCTGTTGTTTTCATTCCATTTTGTCTGATCTTCATCAGACATTTTTGCTGTTTCACTTCTTTTGATCACTTCATCCATTTCTGTGATCAAAGAAGTCCTTTCAATTTTAAGATCATTAATTTTCTTCATGTTACTTCTTTTAATTTTAATATGGATATTTATAATAAAGACACATGACCAAATGAATCAGTCCTGCCCCTTCAATTTAATTAGCTGCAATTTCTTTTTCATCAGATCCACCTGATCCAGATCAATATTTTCTTCAGGATCAGGATCCTTCACCAGTGTCAGATCTGACTGGTCAATGGTATATGAACCGCTGTCAGGGATCTGATCTGAAAAGTCCACCATTGTTCCATCACTGTTCTGTGTCAGGATCCCTGACACCTGTCCGCTGTCAGATCCTATTTTAAATTGATAGATCCCATCATTTAATGACTGCAATGAATTTTCACCCATCTTCACTTGATTGTCTGTGATCTGGATTTCCAGGATGTTCCGCTTTTCCTGATATTCCAGTTCTTTCATTGCCCTTGCTGCCATTTCTGCATCCACTGTTGTTTCACCATATGCCCCATTTAATGCACATATTGTCACATCATACAACCTTGACACTGACTGAATGTATCTGATAGTGTCATCACCATCCCTTTCCCACTTCTGACCTTTGTCATCAACTGTGAATATGAAAGAACATTCACTGAAATCCCCCCTTCTGACCATTTCAAATGTGTCATTTCCCAGTGTTGTGTTCGGCACTTCAAATCTGAAATAAAGTCCTTTTTCATCTGTGGACAGATCCAGTGTTCCTGATTTCGTTCTTGCAAGGATCTTTTCCATGTCATGATTAAATGTTGCCGCCACATCCAGCAGCGGATCTTCCAGCACCCTGTTGAATGCATCTGGCTGTATCACTTCAAAAAAGATCCTTCCCCTTTCAAAGATCAGCTTTGACCTTGAATTGAACACTGCCGCATATCCAGACAGATATCTTTTGCCATCATCAGCCTGTTCTGCCCTGATTTGGATATCATCTTTCCTGATTAGATTCCTGATTTCCTTCATCTTATTTTGTTTTTATTGTTTCCTGACCATTCTTTTTCTTCATTTGTTCCACTGACTGAAGGTTCGTCTGGATGAAATGATCATCACCACCTTCATAAGTTTCCAGTCCTTCCAGTGCTGCAACTTTATTCGGTGCAATTGCACCGATATTAGCAAGGATCCTATATCCTTCCAGTCTCGTTCTGTGATCTGTTTCCACCATTGCCATCAGATTAAATTCAATGGAATATCCCTGATCCCTTTCCTTTGATGTCAGCATCTTAAATTCCATTTCCTGACGATACATTCTTGTGATTGCTGACACTGTGTTCACCTTGAAGCTGATCTGTGACTGTTCGATATTTGAATATTTACTGGCTTCATTGTTGCCTACCAGATGGGATGGAACACCATAAATGGAAGCAATCTGGTCAGCATTGAACTTAACTGTGTTGATGAATTGTGCATCAGCCATGTTCATGTTCAATCCCTGAAGTTCTGTGTTTGGTGGAAGTGGGATGATCTTCCCTGCCTGTGTTGCCCCTGCATTCTTTTTCTGAAACTTTTCCAGTGCTTCCAGCATAGCAGCTTGATTTGCACCTGCAACTGTTGATTTCATTGCATATGGTGACAATGCACCCTGCTGAAAGAACTTGTCAATGGTGGTCAATGCCTGATGCGTGGAAGAAAGATTCAATCTTAATGCTTCAATTGGATTGATTCCCCAGATCCCATTCTTTGACAGTCCCCTGAAATGCAACATTTCAGATGATGGGATTATTTCTGTCTTTTTGTCACTGACCTGAACTTTATAAAAAAGTTCACCTTCAATCACATTATATCCCACCACATGATCAGGATTGACGATTTCAAGTGTCATGATCCTTCCTGATCCCTGATTCCTGTGGATCTTAGCAAATGCATTCCCCTTAAAATTTCGGTATGCTTCCAGTGCTGCAAAGAATGCCTGACTTGTGGTGTAATTGTTAGGATTATAGTGAACAATTGTATGAAGATAGTGATCCTTTTCCTTCAGTCTGCCCTTTTTCTGGTCTGACTTATACACATTGACTGGAAGTCTTGAAATCGTATCTGACAGCACTTTTATACAGGTATAAACAGAACTGATGGATTCACTTCTGCTGAAATCAAAAGGTGCATTTCCTGATGATAGCTGTGTAATCTGTTCATTGAACTTGTCACTTGTCCCAAAAATGAACTTAACTTTTTCCCATATGTTCATGATGATTCATGTATTTTGTTAATAAAGACACCTGTCAATATTTATTGTATGCTTCCAGTCCGATTTTTTCACTTGAAAGATTGTAATTAATCCAGATCCCGATTGCCATCCCTGCTGCCACCGCACCATCAACACTGTCCAGTGACTTGTTTTTCATGATCTTAATATTGCCATTACCATCCTGATATAAAACAACATTTCTGAAGTTCCATAATAAAACTTTATTTTCAACAAAGATGATCTGTTCATCATAAACCATTTTTTCCAGATACTTCAGTGGAAAGTTAAATTTTGGTGCTGTCTGTTCAAATGATTCACAAGTGATCCCCATTTCTTCCACTTGTGGTATTATCAATGCTGAATTAAACTTATCATATGCCATCATTGTGACATTAAATTCACTTTTCAGTTCCCTGATCTTTGACACAATCAAGTCATAATCCACCGTCTTTGTCTGACATTCAATGATCCATCCCTGCTGGATCCACACTGACAGATCTATTCCAGCGGATCTGATCTTCTTTTGCGGATTATTAGCCATGAAGAAATATGGAAACACATAAAATCTGCCATCTTCAGGATCCTGAACCAGACCAACAAGTGATGTCAGATCCTTTGTGCTGGACAGATCCAACCCCAGATACATATCACATCCCCTTAATCTTTCCAGCTGACCAGGATCAAGGGATTTGAACCTTTTCTTCAGGACAGCATCTTCCAACCATGCTTCTGTTGCTGCTGTAAACACATTAAGATTCTTTGTCAGGAAATTTGGAAGTTCTGATGGTCTGTTCATTGCCTGTTGATACTCAATTTCCATTGCTTCCATCTGGATGACTGTTCCCAGTGATGGATTCGCCTTGATCCAGCAGGATCTGTCATGGTAATCATCCTTTTCATCCAGCATGAACAGCATCCCGAAAAAGGATTCATCATGAATGTCACCCTTCAGGATGTTTTTCATTGTTTCCACCATATCAAAACAGAATGAATCCACCATGAATCCAGCAGTGGATATCAGCATGATCATGGGATTCTTTCTTGCAAGGATCCCTGACTTCACCACCCTGAACAGGCTGTCATCAGGATAAGCATGGATTTCATCAAGTATTGCACCTGATGGATTATATCCATCCAGTCTGGTGCTGTTTGATGCCAGTGTTTTCATGAATCCCCTTGATCTTTTATAATCAAACCTTATCTGATACTGCATCAGATCCACTTTCTTTGCCAGTGCTGGACTGTTCATGACAATTGATTTCGCATATTCAAGGCTGATGGATGCCTGTTCCCTTGTGGATGCTAAAAGCAATGACTGTGGATCCTGTTCACCATCAGCGATCAGAAAATAAAGATTCATGATGGATGCAAACACTGTCTTTCCTGATTTCCTTGATATGAACAGGAAGGCATATCTGAACCGCCTTCTGTCTGTCCCCTTCCAATAGAACCCCAGCATATTGACAGCAATAAACACCTGATATGGCAATGGCTCAAACTGCTGATATTTGTTTTTATGATTAATACTGACCAGTGAAAAGAATGCAAACACAATATTCACCTTGTCTTTTCTGATTTCCAGATCAGGATTGTTCAGATCTGACAGGTATCTTTCCACTGCCAGACGGATCCACCGATTGACTGTGATCTTCCCTGACTTGATATCGCTGATATATTCATCCAGCTTGATCCACTGCCTGTCAATATATTCTTTCATGAAAGGTGCTGTGTCAGGATCTTGTCAATTTCATCCACATCCGCTTCAGCCAGTTTCAATTTTGTCCTTTCCTGAACAGTCAATCCCAGCTTAGTGCAAAGTGTCTGGATGTTCTTGACTGCATTGTTATAAGTGGACACTGCCTGATTAGTCTGAAGCAATGGTTCCTTTGACGGATCTGCCCTGATATTTACAAGGATCCCATATTCCTGTATTTCTGATTTCGCTTGATCAGCCATGTAAACATTGAAGATCAGTTCATCAACAAGAACAAAGTCAGTGATGTCAGACACCCCCTTGTTCTCAAGATAGTCCACCACCGTCTTTTCTAAATTGGTGTATTTCTTTCCCAGTGATTTCTTTCTTCCCATAATTGCACATTTTTGAACCTTTTTCAAATAAAGACACCTGATCAATGACATGACACCCCACCTTGAAGGATCTGTTGTCGGAAAGAAAAAGAT